TTTTTTTATTTTATTTTCCTCCTTTACCAATACCAACATATTGCTCTTGAGTGCCAGATATGCTTTCCACCCCGCATCCGGGTGGAAAAATATCTGTGCCCCGTCCACTGCCTCGTAGTCCAAGAATACTTTTTTCCTTCTTCAAGGAGATTTTTCAACTCTTCTATATCTTTCAAAATTCTTTTTTTCTGCCGCATACCTTTTATCCACTTCGTATATGCAGCAAGTATTTCGTCTTTTGTCTGTGTATCATTTTCATTAGAATGATACACCACAAAGTTATTTCCGTAAAATGTCATTTTCATATCTTCCTCCTTTACCAAATATTAAAATAAAAATTGGCGGAGTTTGGAGACCAGATATATCTGGTAGCCGGTTTCCCGGCACTCCGCCAATCAACCCAAATCTGACCGAGACCACCTCGGCCAGATAAAACTTTTCTCATCACCTCCATTTTTTTCATATCTCCACTTTCTTTTGTTTTCATATTTTTACCCTTATCCTATTTTTTCCCTTCATTATATATTATAGCACAAAAAAACCAGTTTGTCAAGGGGGGCAAAAAAATATTTTTTCTTTTCCGACGAGAAAATGACAAAAAAAATTTTTTCTAAAGGACTTGACAAGCTTTATTTTTTCATACTTTTGTAATTTTCCGTCGGAGATAAACTCTTTCACCGTCGGGAAAAAATAACAAAAATAGTGAAAACAGCAAATACAACAATTGTAGTAAAAAGATACAACTTCGCCATTCCTGCTACCATCAAAATATATCAAACTATGCGGTTTTTAGCCACCCGGACCAAATACCGCATATTTACGCTATAAAACAAAAAAAGTTAAAATTTACCCTGTTTCCGTGCGTTTAGCGTGATTTAGTTAATATATTGCCTTAACGACGTAAAACAATTGTAGTTTGTTTTTTACTAAAGACAACGACTTACTCTTAGAAGAACTACTTCTGTATATATTGTTTATATATTTATTTCAATATATATTTCAATATATATTTCAATATATATTCTATTATAGAAAATATATGAAAAATGAATAAGAAATACAATTAAAAGATAAGAAAATAAGAAAAAAACTGTGCGACCCCGGGAAATACGCAATATAATTGAGTTTTTGGAAATAAGTTAACATAATATTAAAAAAGTTAAAAAAAGAAAGGTAAGGAAAGGTAAAAAGAGAGTGGTATTATTGAAATTATTGATAAAAGTCGCCTTTGCTATGAAAAATCAAGTAAAAGTGCCATCTAAATAATATAGCAATATATATTAAAATAAGTATCTATAAAACCACCCACCGACGAGGTCATTTTTTGCCAGAATTCAGTTGACAAAAGTATGTGAAATTCGGAACTTGTTATTTTAATTGAAAAATCAAGTTGAAAAATTGAAAAACGAATATATTGAGTTATCACTAATTATCAAAAAAATTTGCTTTTTGTTGTGATAAATCAATAAGAAGTTGTCAAAAAATCTAAAAAATTAAGTTAACATAATATAATTGTGGATAACTTTTATTTGGTAGGTGTCTTGAGGTCGCAAAATGCGGTCTCAAGTTAGGTTATCCACAGGTTGTTAGTAGTTATTCACAAGTTGTGAATAGTTGTTCACAGGTTATTAACAAGTTGTTCACAATTTATGAATACCCCCCTTGACAATGGTATATCCGGCGGCTATAATATATAGTGATGGCTAAAATTGCTCATCGTCTATCAGAGAGAGAAAAACTTGTCGCTCTGTCTCGGTTAGCAGAGGGCAATTTTTCTATTTCTGAAATTGCGAAAGAGTTGTCTTGCTCGCCGACCAGCATTTACAAACTCAAAAATCAATACGCTGATGCTCTTTCCGCAATCAAAAAAAAAATTGCTCTGGGAGCATATACGAAAGCGTCAAATATAATTTCAGATATAGACCCGAAATCACTGACTGATGAAAAGCCGTTGACCCGGGCCCAGATAGCCGATATATTACTCAAAAATGCTACAAAACTTGACGGAAGCGAGACAGACGAAAAAAATGCAAACACAAACATCGCAATCTTCTTCGGCAAAGACGCTGAAGTTCGTGCCGCACAGATACCAGGAAAAGGCGTTGCTATCGTCTGCCCGGTTCGTCCTGCTGCTTTCGGGGACGCAGGGCGGCAAGACAACCCTGGGGGCGTGGTGGATGCTGTTTCAGATATTAGCGAACCCGACGAAAAATCACTTGATACTCGCTCCGACATACAAGATACTCAGCCAGTCAACTCTGCCAAAGTTCCTTGACATCGTTCTTGAAATTCCGTCGCTTGGCCAGTGGCGGGAACAGGACAAAGAGTTTAGATTATCGCAAGGTGGCCGGGTGTTTGTCCGCTCTGCTGATGACCCGCTTAATGTTGAAGCGATGACACTTCAAAGTGTTTGGGCCGACGAAGCAGGGCGGATGAAAAGGCAAATCTGGCCAGTGTTAAATTCCCGGATAGCGATTGAGCGAGGGAACATACTTTTTACGACTACGCCATACTCGCTGAACTGGATATATACTGAGATATACAAACGCTGGGTGGCGGGAGACAAAGATTACGATGTTATTCAATTTCGTTCCATAGACAGCCCATATTTCCCGAGAGAAGAATATATACGAGCGCGGCAGACATTTAGCCAGGAAGAATTTGTCCGGCGATTTGAGGGTCAGTTTGTCAGGCCCGAAGGGTTAGTATATCCCGATGTTCTTTATCTTGAGAGTGTTCCAGAAAAGTTTGACCAGTTATGGGCAGGGCTTGACTTAGGACTTCACAATCCGACAGCGTTTATACTGTTCGGCGCGAAGGACGAAAAAATTTATGCGATTGAAGAGTATTTTGCTTCTCAGAAATCAACGCCGGAACACGCAGCCGAGATTAAAAAGATACTTGCTAAATACAATCAGCCGCATACGATTATTTACTGCGACCCGGCAGCGGCACAGAGCATTAAGGACTTACACGCTCTCGGACTAAATACGCAGCCGGCAAGACACCGAGATGTGAATGCCGGTATAAATTATGTTAGAAGTTTGTTTCATCAGAAAAAGTTGTTTGTCAAAAGTTCGCTATATCAATTGATTGATGAGTTTGCGAATTACTCATACAAAGAAGACAGCGATGACATAGTCAAAGAAAAAGACCACGGACTTGACGCTCTGAGATATGCTCTTACAAGTATAGTTTTGATTAAGAAAGAAAAAGAAGTTGACAAAAAGAAAAGATTAGAAGATTTTATATTTACTGATGTTGGCAATGAAGACACAATAGATAGGCAAAGTTTAGTAACAGGTTATTATTAGGAGGAAACGGATATGGCAAAGACAAGTCAAGCAGGACAGATCAGGCACTTGATTAAAGACAAAGGATATGACCAGAAGAGAGCCATCGCTGCGGCTCTGGCTATTGCGCGTGAGAAAGGGTATAAAGTCCCTAAAGGTAAGACGCATAATCCTATTCCTATTGATTTAGTTGAGGAATACAAGCGTCGGCAGATGAAGCCGATAACCAAAGAGTTAGGAGAATAATCGTGCCGATAATTGATGAGATTATTGACAAAAAAGCATTAGAGCATGTATTAGACGCATTCAATACTGCCTCTATGGCTCGGTTAGAAGCCGAAAAGAAATGGGACGAACTATACAAGGCCTGGCGGGGAATAACCGAAAAGAGAAATTATCAGGGAAAAGCGAATGTCTATGACCCCGAAATCGCCAATGCTGTAAATGCTATATCGGTTAGAATTATGGGCCTTTTGTTTGCTCCGTACCCATTTTTTGATGTTATACCTCAGGAAGAGCGAGACAAAGACAATGCGGCTATAATCAAAGAATTGCTTGCTTTTCAGTTTTACAAGAAAATCAATATCTATGAAAAAGTTGCCCGTCTTGTGCCGCAGTTCGTTGTTTACGGAACTGGTATATCCAAAATAGTATGGCGAAAGACCGAAAAAATTTTGGAAATCAGGCCCGGAGTAAAACAGCCAATAGTTTTTTATGATGACCCCGATTTTATCCCTCGTGATATATTTTCTGTCTATATTGACCCTCGGGCAATTGATATAGCCAGTGCGGACTATATTGTTGATAAATATACCGTTAATGAAGACCATCTTAAAATGATGGCAAAAGCGGGAATATATTCTAATGTTGAAAATGTTCAGGATATTAAAGGTTCAGAAATAGACAATCCCTATGTAATCAACCGGCAGGTTGCGACGGGAATAAATGTTCAGGTAGCCGAAAAATCAAAAAGAAAAAAGGTTGAGTTGTTAGAGTATTGGGGAAAATTTGATATTAACAATGACGGCGAAGATGAAGATGTTATCATAACTGTTGCTAACAGAAATACCGTTGTCAGAATAATGGAAAATCCGTTTTTGACAAAAGAGAAGCCATTTGTTCTGGCTGGATATGAATATGCGACAGATGAGTTATATGGAATATCGCCACTTGAAAGAGCACTGCCGCTCCAGTATGTTATGAATGATTTACATAATCAGATACTTGACAATAAATCTTTACTTCTTAAGAAGCCAATGCTGGTTAGTGATGGGGCGCAGGTAACAATTAAGCAGTTAGAGGCATACCGAAAAGGCGAAATTATCAGAGTTCAGGGTGATATTAGCGCTATCCACGAAATGCCTATTGAAGACCACACACAAACCGGTATTGAGGGCTTGAATTTAGTTAGACAGACAATACAGCGTTCTACTGGCTCTTCTGACCCGATGCTGGGAGTATCAACTCCAGGAGAACAAACAGCAACAGAAATTAAAACGCTGGTTGCTTCTGGTAATAGCCGTATTGGTAATGCCGCCAGATTTTTTGCCAGCGGTATTCTTGCCGAGAGTTTAAGAAAAGCATATCAGTATAATCAGCAATTTATGACCAGAGAAAAAGTTATAAGAATTGTCGGAGAAGAGGGGACAAAATATGTAGCTGTCTCTCCGGACCAGATAGTTGGTAATTATGACTTTAATGCTCTGGTATTTACTGAATTAGCCGATAAAGAAACTCAGGTTGAGCAGATGATTAAATTCCTTGAAATATCAATGAAAACTGCTCCAGATAAAGTTGATGTGAATATCTTGTTAAAGAGAATTTGGGAGGGATTAGGTTTTAAGGATAGCGAAAAGATAATTAAGCAAGAACCTACTCCCGAGCAAATGCTTTCTAAAATACCGGCTGTGGCTGGTGCTGGTGCTAATGTTCCACCGCCTACTACTCCATCTGTTCCGCCGATGTCAGTTATACCGCCGATAGCCGGTTTAGGTGGTGGCCTGTGATTAACTATAATGATTTAATGGCTGGTATAAACAGCCCCTTTTGGGAATGGTTAAGAGAAGAAATTAAGCAAGAAATGGAACAGGCGTGGCGGGAATTATACAACGAAGGACGGGCAAGTGTAAGTGTGGTTAAAGTTAATCACGCAAGGGCGAGAATAAAAAGTTTGAAGTTTATTTTAGATAGAGTGTATTTAGAGAAAGAAAATTTAGAGCAGGAGGAAAAAGAAAATGGCAAGGAATGATGAAGAGATGATGAAAGAACGGAAAGAAGTCCCTGAAGAAGATATGTCTATGAGTGAAAGTGAGGATATGTCTGCCGAAAACCGCTGGTATAGTTTTGAGGAAATACCAGAACTTGAAAGCGCCAAAGTTGGTGATGTAATAACTATACAGGTTAAAGTCGTAGATAAAGCCGAAGATGGGGCGCAAATAGAAGTTGTTAAATCGGCTTCTAAAACTGAATCCCCCGCTACTTCGGAAGAACCAACGCCGGAAGAGGCGTCAAAAATGTCTGCGGCTGACCTTGAAAAGATTTTACCAAAAGCCGAAGAATAAGCAGTTAAATTTCCCTCGCTTTACTTTTTATTCGCTATTTTAAGTAAAGCAGGCGTAGAGGAGGTATAAAATGGCTGACACATTATCCCCGGAGCAGGCAGCGGCGATGTCAACTGCCGAACTTGAAAAACAACTGGCTAATCAACCGGCGACAGAAGAAGTTGCGGTTAAAACCGAGCCAGAAAAAGTCCCTGTTTCTGATACTAATGCTGATACTGATACTGAAACAAAAGAGCCCGAGCAGGAACAGGCGAATGAAACAGAACAAGAGGGCTCAAAAGAAGAAAAGCAAGAGCAAACCGAACGGCCGAAAAGAAAATTCGTGCCTCGGGCTATGCTGGAGCGTATAGCGAGAGAAAGAGATGAGGCAAGAAAAGAACTTGCTGAATTAAAAGAGTTGCTGGCAAGAGTAGAAAAACAACTTGTTCCGCCAGAGAGTAATCTGGAAGCGGCAGAAGAAGGCGAAGAAGACCTTGCCACCAAACTTCTTGAAAATCCTCGTGAAGTGTTAGAAAAAATTCTTGCTCAAAGAATTGGACCAATTGAGCAACAGATTAAAATCGCTACTTTGTCAAACATCAGGAAAGAGTTATCCACAAAATATCCTGATTTTGATAAGTTTGAGCCAAGAATGATTGAACTTTCACGAGAGTTATTTCCTCCAGAAACATTTAGCCCCGATATTCTGCTAAAGCCAGGTGTAATTGAAAAATTATATCTGATAGCCAGAGCAGAAAAAATGCCAGATTATATCAATCAGGCAAAGAAAGAGGCGCAGAACGAACTATTGAATAAAGAAAGCGTTAAAGCAAAAGCGGTATTTGAAACCGGTAAAGCCGGTGAAAAAACGCCCACTTTAACCGAAGAACAGGCCGCAAAGATGTCTCTTGCTGAGTTAGAAAAACTTCTACCTAAAGTAGAATGAAAATAATTCAACAGGAGGTAATATACGATGGCTGCTGTTAATACAACTCTAACGCTTACTCCGGTAATGCAAATCTACTATGATAAGGTTTTGCTTGACCGTCTGGAAGCGCAGTTACACTTTCAGCAATTGGCAACCAAAAAGAATATACCGAAAAACGCTGGTAAGGTGATTTATTTCACCCGCTATCAGAACCTCAACGAGGATACAACTCCGTTACAAGACGGTGTAGTTCCTTCTGCGGTTAGTTTATCGGCTAATAACATCTCGGCTACCCTGGAGTCACTTGGTTCTTATACGACAACTTCCGATTTGCTGGTTATGACTGCTATTGATAACCAGATAAAGTCGGCTCTGGAAGTTTTGTCCTATAAGGCAGCGAAGTCGGTGGATAGTTATATCCGCTCCAAAATTGATGCCGCTGTCCCCGCTTCCTATGCTAATGGCCGGGCATCGGCTGGCGATGTTCTTACCACTGATGTCCTTAACGCTTCTGAGTTAAGGAAAATGGTCAGAACTCTGAAAGGCCGCGATGTGCCACCTCATTCTGGCGGAGATTATATTCTGGTTGTTCATCCGTTCCAGGCCTATAACTTACAGTCCGATACGGCTGTAGGTGGCTGGCTGGATGTCAACAAATATGTCTCCAACACCACTATTCTGAATGGTGAGATTGGAAAGATTTACGGCGCGAGAGTGCTGGAAAGCACCAATCTTACCAGCGATACGATTTCCGGCAGTGAAACGGGTTATTATGCCTATATGTTCGGCTTTAACTCTTTTGCTACCGTGAATATCAGTGGTGGAGCGCTTAAGACCTATGTTAAGCCCGCTGGTTCTGCTGGCTCACTTGACCCGTTGGAACAGATTAACGCAATAGGTTACAAAATAATCTTTGCGGCTGCTGTTCTGGATCCCAACCGGATTGTGAGATTGCTTACCGGCGTTGCTCAGTAATAGTGTTTTAGGTTGAGCCGTGAAAACGGCTCTTCCTTGAATATTATGCTATTAGGTGAACTTAATAGAAAATTAAGACAGTTGAATAAAAACTTATGGATTTTGATAGGTGAAAATCCATATTCCCCCGCGGGCTTGTATTATTATGATAGGCCGCTTGGATATGGAATTACAAAAGGAGTTATGCTGCCGGAAAGAACAGTAATAAAAAATGGCCGAATAGTTGTGCGTGGCTGGAAAAATGTTTTAGATTTCTGTTTTAATAAGAGATTAACAAGAAAAAGGGGCTATTGATGAAAGTATTTATGTATCATAGCGATAACGGCGGCTGTGGATATTTTAGAGTTAAACAGCCAGCAAAATGGTTAGCAAAACATTGTGAGGTTAAAAGATTGCCAGATGAGTATAGCAATAAAATTATACCATTTGAAGACACTTTATCAAAAGATTACAATAAAGAAATTGGGACTTTTAAGGACCACGCAGAATGGGCTGATGTTCTTTGTTATCAGCGAGTAGATAAGCCAGAATTGGTCTCGCTAATGTATGCGGTAAGGCAGGTATTGAAAAAAGAAGTTGTAGTTGATTATGATGATGACCTGTTTAATGTACCGCCAGATAATCCCGCGTACCGAGTATTTTTCCCGGGTAGTGAACATCAGTTCTGGTGTATGAAAGCGATGACTGAAGCAAGTTTAGTTACGGTAAGCACAAAATATCTGGCTGATGAGTTTAGGAAATACAATAAAAATATTGAGGTTATACCAAATTATGTTGATTTAGAAGTTATGGGAATTGAAAAAGAAATACCGAAAAGCGATGACAAGGTTGTTATTGGCTGGATTGGTAGTCCGACACATTATAAAGATTTTAAGGAATGTTTGTCAGCATTAAAAAGAGTTTTAAGACAGCAAGAGAATGTTATATTTAAGTATGCTGGAATGGAAACTGATTATCTGGCAGATTTAAGAAAAGAGTTTGGCGAAAATAGAATCGTTTCTCTTGGCTGGATAAAAAATAGTGAGTATTATCAGAAATTAAAAGAATTGGATATAGATATTTACATAGCACCATTACAGAGACATCCGTTTAATGATGGCAAAAGTAATTTGAAGTGGTTAGAAGCGTCGGCCCTGAAAAAGCCATTGGTAGCAAGTGAAGTCGGAGCATTTGACAATATTGAAGACGGAATAAATGGATTTATAGCAATAGACGAAAGCGATTGGTATTATATTTTAAGTAATTTAGTAAAGGACAAACATTTAAGAGAAAAGATAGGCAATAATGCCTATAACGATGTAAAAAATAATTGGAATATAGAGACGAGAATTAAAGACAGATTAGAAATTTATCAGAGGTATTTACAATGAATTTAGGAGAGATAATAACACAAGTTCGTAGTTTATTGTCTGAGCCAGACGCCACCAATAGCCGCTGGACTAATGACGAATTAACTTCCTGGGCCAATAGAGGTCAGAAAGAAATTGCGGTTTATACCAAATGTATAAGAAAATCAATAAGTATTACTTACCCAACCTCTAATGCTTTGCCAGATGATTTATTCAGTATTTATGAAGTTAAAGTAGATGGCAAAAGAGTAAGGCCGGCGTCTATCAGAGAATTAAATGATTTCGCCAAAGATTTTGAGACACTAACCGGCACGCCATCATTTTATTATCAGCGCCAGCCAAATACTATTGATTTATTTTACAAGCCAACTGACCCGGTAACTATTCTTGTTTATTATTATGCTTATCCGACTGATTTGTCAAACACAACTGATGTTCCTTTTAATGATATTAAGCAGTATTACGTTTATCATAATATTTTAATTGATTATGTTTTGTGGAAAGCACACTTAAAAGAGAGGATTTTTGACGCCGCGCAGTATTATCAATTAGAATATCAGAGAAGTTTAGCAACTATGAGAATGGATTTGGAATATGAGAACTCAGATAAAGTATGGTCAATCAGGGATGTATCAACAGATAAGTCAGCAGTTGATGACCCAAACTATTTATGGACAGGATTAGAGAGACGATAGGAGGAATAAAATGAGCAAAAAATTCTTATTGATTTGCGGACTAATTGTTTTAGGAAGTATTGTCTTAAAGGCGGGAGAGCCGGCGGTTTATGATCCTCGCAACTGGCCATCAATTTTAGGCGAATATAATGGCGAAACCAAACGGATAAAAGCGACTTCTTCTGGTGAGTTAAAAGTTAATGCCTCTGGTTCGGTGGATGTTTCCGGCTCAACCATTACCGCCAGAGATTACGAAAGACAGGTTAGCCAGAATTATGTTTCCTCTGCTATCACAAGTCC